CTATTTTCAACATTCCCAGCTGTGCTTGTTAGTAAAAATTCCATCACTACACCTCCTCAACTTCAATACCTGGGCAATCAAATACCCAGCCAAAGCCAGCTTTCTCTAGCTCAGTTTGTGTAAAACATCCTTTGTATGCTAGAGAAAAAAATATTCTTCCGTTACCATCTTTTGCAAAGCAGTGTTTTGTCGCTTTAATCTTCACAAAATACCGCTTTTCTTTTTCTTTCTCTACTATGTAACCAAAAATCCAAGCAATAGCAAAAATTTCTTGATTATCTGGATCATCCACCCAGCTATTAACTTTCTCTGGTGTGTATAAGAGAGCTGTGAGCAAACTTTTCCCTTTTGCTTTACATTCCACAATCCAATTAGCGATATGATGAGGAATTGTGATTTTTTCGGGTTCGTCTAGTTGCTCAATCAGTTTAATTACTTCCAAGTGGTCTACAATTTTAGAATTTGGGAAAGGTGTCTCAATAGCGATTTTATTTATTTTTTCAATCAATTCTTGTTTATTCATCACTCCACCTCCTCAACTTCAAACAATGGACTGTTAAACACTTCGCCCAAACCGGCATCTTCAATCTGTTTGCGTGTAAAACGAGTAGCTAATTCACCTAAAGAAAAAAATAGTCTCTCGTCCAGATTATTATAAAATAGCGGTTGTTTCGTTTCCTTCATCACTACTTTATACCGCTTCTCTTTCTCGACCTCGTAGCCATCAAGCCATGCACGAGCGAAGATATCTTGGTTGCTCGCCTTTTTAATCCATAAAATAAGATCGAGACTTTGACCATTTTCTTTCATAAAATTTGGAGTCATAGCAGTATATAAACTGTGCGTTAAATGTTCTTTACAAACCTCAATCCAATCCGCTACAAACTGCGGGATCACTGGTTTATTCAACTCTTGCCTAATCTTATCAGCATTTATTAATTGTCTACCAATCCATGAGCCTGACTTAAAACCTTCTTGGAATTTTTTTAATTCAAAATCGCTTCCAAGTTCTTTTAGTATTTTACTAAGCCATTCTTGTTTTAAATCTTCTTCCATAAACTTGATCCGATGGATAATGTTGTCTAACGTTGGCTGTTTCGGTTCGTCTAGTTGTTCTAAATCTTGTAAAAAGATTCGGCGCGCTATCTCTGCTCCTTCGGCATCCCATACACCCTCAAGTTTTTTATACTTCTCAATCAATCGTTGTACTTTCATCTTCCAACTCCTTCAACTGTGATTTCATCTTCTTCAACTGCTTCTTCAAATACTCTCTGTGTGCAGTCCTATTCTGTGCTACTGACTTCTCACAAGGTTGTGAGTATTCGATAATATCAGCTTCCGTCTTCTCGATTGAATGTTTTAATGCTTCAATCATTTGTTTCTTGATGCTCATTTATCCACCCATTCTATGACACCCGATATTACACAATTCCTATTTACACGGCACGCAAGTGTTTCTGTGTTGTAAATTCCATGACTTGTTTCTATATATCTGTCATATATATTTTTTATCTGGACAATCGTATGAAAATTCCCGTTATTAAGGACTTTCACAAAATCACCGACTTTAAAGTTCATTCAAACACCTCTCTCAATTCCACAACTTCTTCATTATGGACGAACGGTTCATGTGCTAACCGTCCGATACCTTTACTATTCACACCGTCCTTTGTGTCTGTGGCATACTTCAAAAATAATGCTTTCTTACACACATAACATCTAATAGAGATTTTATCAGGCTGTACCTTTCTGATATAGCATTCTCCACAAAATGGACATTGTACGTCAACTTTCATTTTTAACTCCTAAAATTGTTTAAAAAAATCAAATGCAACCGTGCAACCGATAAAAAACAAAATTTAAAAAATAAAATTTAAGAATCCTTATTTAATAGGCTTTCTCTATTATTAATACTTTTATTAATACTTTTTTAAAAAATAACGGTTAATCGGTTGCATTATATAAAAATAATATAAAAAAGTCAGTATTATCAAGGGTTTAAGGGTGCAACCGTTCTTTCGATTTATCGGTTGCATATCGGTTGCATGCAACCGTTCTTCCTAAAAAGTGCAACCGATGCAACCGATAGAATTTCAAAATGCAACCGATCTATTTTTCTTTAATTCGCTTAAATCCTTTAGTATTTTTTCCACCAATTCTAAACTGACCTTTTCCCCAACCAGAGTGATTATCCATAATCATATTGATTTTAGTTGATAACTTTTTATCGTTTGAATTTCTCATAAAGAGGTTATACATCATCTCACGAGTTGATACTTTTTCCAGTTTTTTAGAACCAGCTTCAAACTCACTACTGTTATCAAAATACTTACTTGTATACTGATGTTGTTGTTGAATTGACCAACTTGACCAATTATCAGGAATAGGCATTTCCAAATATTCAAGCACTTGTAATTCAACTTCATCACGGTACATGAATTTCTCACGATAGATTTCTAAACGTTCTTCAGTCTCTTTGTCAAACATCAAATCAGCACCAGCTTTATAGATAGTGACAGCTTCGCCCCAAATTTGTTCAACTGTTTCAGGTTCGATTTCCATAGGGTGTTTTTTCTGCCTACTAACATCTGCCATGACGGATAAAAATCTACGTTCACCTGTCTTGTCTTTTAGGTATTCCTTCTGATTTGTTGTGCGTGCTAGAACAAAGTTTTTAGCAAATTCTTCAGTACGCTTCATGTAAGGTTTACGAAAACGTAAGCTTGTTTTTGAGATAAAAGCTTTTGTTTCAGCGAAACTCATTCGATTACTAGCAACCATTTCATCGTCATTAACAATTAATGCTTTTAGCATGATGTCGTAGTTATCTTTGTTTGCAAAATCTGTGACAGCATCGGTATACCAATCACCACCTAGTTTTTGGAGAAGAGAGGTTTTCCCAACACCTTGACCACCTACGAGATCTAAAACATAATCAAATTTAGCGTAAGGGTCGTATACTTTAGCGACTGCTCCGACCAACCACATTTCAGCGATTTTAGAAACTAAATCAATATCTTCTGCACCAAGGTAGACTTGAAGCATTTGATTGATGCGTTTACGACCATCCCAATTTTCTGCTGCACGTTCCATATACTCCATAACTGGATTGTATGACCTTTCTGAGAAGAAGGTTTCCATGCCATCCAGCATCGCTTGGTTTGAGAAAGCAACACCTAATACACTTTCAAAATAAACTTTTACAACTGAGTCAAAGTTAGAAGGCAATTCCCCTTTCTTAAAAAAGGTGTTTCCAATTCTAATATCTTTGGTCAATTCATGCTCTTGTGAAAATTCATTATGTTTTAGATAAATACTTAATTGATCATCAGCCTTAAAAGAAAGAAGTACATTATTTGGACTGTTTGATTTAATTCCTCCTTTATCATTCAGTATCATTGTATCTTGTGAATTTATGCTAACTACATTACCAATTATTCTCACCTCCTATCTTTTTTAATCATACTTTCGACAGTACGCATCACTTCTTTTTCAGGTAAAGGATTTTGACTGTTAGTATTTGCTAGTCTTGCTAATTGAATGACTACTTCATCATCAACTGCTCGATATAATAGACCACCTACGAATTTTGCTAGTTTGTCATTTCGTCCACCCTCATCACCAAAACCAAGGGCGATTGTTTCAAAAAGGTCTGTTGTTTGGGTTCTATCTCGTGTATAAGACCTTCTAGCTAAATCCCTTAAACCATCTTTTCCATCATAGGTATGGCCATGTGTTTCTTTATATTGTTTCTTAATTGCTCGAATTAAATCTCTGGAAGGTGTTACGATTGTTCCACCTTCCTTTGATTTTTCTAAATCCCACTCATACTGTCCTTTATCTGTGGCAGATGGTGCGACCAACACATAGTTATTTTCGTGAGCTTTGATATCAACCCCTGGTAAGAACCCAATCATCTGTGTGATAGGTTCATCCTCTCTTTTGAAGTAGAATAAATGTTTCCCACCACTTGCAGTTTTAGCTTGCAGGGTTGGTTCAATCAGTTTCAAGTGTTCCCATTTTTTAAGAGACTCAAAACCGTTTGATTTACCGTGTTTGTCAATATCAATGACAAAGAAATTAGTTGTTTTAAGAGCAATGTTAGCGTTTGGATAACCATCCCAAAAAGCTTCAATTTCACTTGCAGTCATGGCAGGTTTATCAGCAAATTCAATCAATGGCATTTTATTTTTAGGATTGATTGGAATGACTGAAAATCCTAAATTTTGATATTTTAGAGCATACTCTTTCATACTAGCCATTCCAATTTCCTCCTATTTTTTTATTTTTTAGAATGGGTAATCATCTTCACTAATTTCTAAACCTTCTGCACTTAGAAGTCCTTCAGCTTCTTCAAGATCATAGCTACGGTATGTTTTACCTTTGCTTTCCGTTTCAATAATAATCAACTTAAAGTAAGAGCCAACTGCTTTACGTTGAAGCGCTTCTTCAAGTGCTTTTCCATCTTCAAAGTCAGCTTTCAAAGGTGCATCGTCTGCAAATGCAAGGGCCTTTTGGAAGAATTTAATAGTACGTTGAACTGACCAAGAAATATCTTTGCCATTCCAAGTGTCTAGCGTTCCAAATGATGCATATTCAAGTCGACCATCATAGTCACCACCACGGATTTCAAAACAGTATTGGAGACTTTCCCAGCCTTTTTCTGAAATATTGAATTTAACAGATTTTAGGATTGCTTGGTATTCACCAGCAGGGATTGGTGCAGGGCCATTGGCGCTGTCTTTACGTGGGTCAAAACCTTCTTTTTTGATTGATTGTGCGATATCTAATAAACTCATGTTGTTTTCTCCTTTAATTCTTAAAATAGTTCATTTACTGAAGTAGTTTCTACTTCTTTTTTAGTTTCTGTTTTAGCTGTTGCTTTTTCTTCGACTGCAGGTTTACTCTTAGCTGGACTAAGAGCACCACGGATAGTGGTCAAAATCTTCAAGATTTTCTTATCATCAACCTGGTCATCGTAGTAGCTTTTACGCTTACGGTCAACTTCACGATTATAGTTATTACCGATTTTTTCGGTATGGATCATTAAGTCAGAGTTACCATTGATAAGGTTCACATACTTATCTTTCAAGCTTGGTTTGTCCTTGGTTGCATTCCCGTTATCATCATATTCAGAGATTTGACGACTGATATAAATAACGTTCATTGGTAAGGCTTTAAGGTCAATAACTAATTCGGTAACTGCTTGATTGAAGAAATCATAACCTTTCCCGTATGGAATTTCTGACAAGGATTTCAAACGAGGTTTCCCTGCTGGTGTCAATTCATCACAAACTGCAATCTTAATCATCTCAATGACATCATCGATTACATCGACTACAACTGTTTCATAAGAATGTTTTTGTGTTTGAAGTGCCAGGAGGATTTCTCCTAACTGCTTGATAACTGAGTTGGTAATTCGTCCAGAGGTATCTTTTTCATTCAATAGCTGAATACTTGGTACGCTATTAGCTTCTGCATTTCCATCTGTATTTAACACAATAGGGTTTGGAAATTCGTTTGCAAGGTAAGACTTACCACTCATGGTTTCACCATAAATGAAATAGTTTCGAGGGGTGTCTTTTGGAATTTGTGGTTTGTTTTCTGGTAATTTAAACATTTACTTCTCCTTAAATTTGATAACCTTCTGGATATTTTGTAGCTAATGGTCGATAATTATTATCAGCAATTTTGCCACACTTCTTGCAAACCATTTTTGGAATTACATTGTGATGAAAATTAGCATCGTCATATTCATTCATTCTTTCAACGTGGTTACAATGCTCACATTCATAATCTGCAGTAAAATCTCTGCGATGTTGTCTAATAATTGTTTTAATTCTCACTTCATTTCTCCTTTATAATAAAATTCAATTACATTTACATCATGCTGCTGACGACTTCCTGTTATACGCCAGAGCAACTGTCGGTAATCATCGTATTCTCCAGAGCCTTCTTCGACTGGATCTAGTACGACAATAGTTTGGTATTTGTGTTGTAGGCCATCTACACCTACACCTAAGACTTGACTGGTAGCAACCACTATTTGATTATCCAGACCGTCTTTGTTGTCTCCAGTCCAGATACCAATGTTTGGATGTCTGTTTCGGATAACATTCACAATCTGTTTAGACTTGCTGACAATCAACATATCGTGTGGTGCTCGTTCAATTAGTCCATCAATCTCTAGTAATAATGGTGTGTCTTTATTAACTGCTCTTAACTTCGGAAAATCAACATCTACACCAGTTTGGTTTAGGTAGCGCTCGAAGGTATTCCTTCCAAAAGATTGTTTAGCCATGGCAGTCTTGCCATTCACTGTTACAAGGTTTAACTTCCTAAACTCAGCAAGTTTTTCTGGATTACCTGGAGCAACTCTTTTTGGGTAAAATCTAATTTCAAAACCGTTATTTTCAACTGCATTTTCGATTTCTTCGATTTCTTCCCACCTAAAGAAGTTTGGTAGGTTTGAGACATAACGTTCATAATCTCTAAAATCTTCCCACTTCTCTTTTGAATAACTGAATGGATCATAGACCATTTTTCCATGAGTCTTTTGCCAGTCAAACTTATTGTTAGGTGTTGCCCATCCAAAAATTGTTTTTTCAAGTGGGTAGAAGTTTTGACCTTTTTTTCTGATTGGTGTTGCTGAAAGACCTATCGTGTATTTCCGCTTTATTTTGAGATATAAGGCCACTTGCTTATCACTCGACATATTCTGCCATTCATCCACAATCAGCACGTCACAATCTAATTTATGCCCCTTTTTGACTTGATTTTGAAGATACCTATCTGTCTGAATGATAATTTCAACATCTTTATCAAAATTCATAAACTTGACTGCATCTATCCAACCATTCAAGATTGCTAGTCTGTTATTGGTGATGATGATTTTCTTAGCTTTTTTATGCTTTGCAATAGCAAGCGCACAGATGGTTTTACCTCTGCCCCCAAGAGCTTCTAAAAAAATTCCATTTGATAAGTGGTCACTTCTTTTAACTGCTTCAGCTTGCCACTTTCTAAGAGTTATTGTGATACTCGCTCACCACCTTCCCGATATCTTGGATAACTTCTTCAACATTATTTCTCATTGCCCAGAATAGTCCAAGTCTTGCTGCTGCTCGTATGTCCTGGTGGTGGCTTTTTTCAAACTTCCAAAGACCTAAGATTTTTAAAAGGTCGTCTGGAATATCTGATTTGTACCCACCGTTATATTGAAGAATGGCATCTGGATAACACAACTGGATATAAGCAATAGTTTCTAACACGCTATTGTCTTTTGACCTATCGTTATCTCTGGTTCTAAATTCTTCGACAACCACTACATCAAAATCAAGTGTTTCTCCAATACTGTGAAACCACTTAGCAAATCCCTTCATGCCATATTCCACTACCCAGCTATCAACCAATCTCGCATTGTCGAGTAGGACAATCCCTGTTGTTGAAGTTTCGATTTTATTTGACGATGGGTCAATTGCTAGAATTTTCATATCTTCTTACCTAATACTCAAATTCTTCCTTTCTACTAGACTTGCACCGATAATTTCAAGACCATTCTTCAAGTCTTCTTTGAGTCGTTTTTTATCTGGTTTCCAAGTTGCTACCTTGTATGCCTCTGGCAAGACTGTTTCATCAACTTCCACTGCTTGAGATTTACGAAACGACACTTTAAATAGTGGTGTATCTACACGTTCATGACCAGTAAGAGCCATGCTTGTAGAAAGTGTTTCTTTCAAGTGATCTTTCTTCTTTTCATCAGCTTTGTTCAATTCCGTTAAGCGCTTGATTTCATTTTTTCGTGCTTCGACATCAGCTTCAAGATTTTTCATAACCTTGATATAGTTTTCTACTTTGTTTTCGTAGTCTGTTTGCCAGTCGATACTATCAAGCGTATCTAGTTTAGTTTCTTCATCCAATTCCAAATTGTAGATATCAAGGAATTGTCCTGTCAATTCGTAAAGTGTTGCCATTATTTCGTCACCTCTTTCATTAATTTATTAGCTTCTTTGATTAGCAATCGCATAACGTTGCTATCTGTTTCTTTCTCTGCTGCACGAGTCAGCATTTCCACCCACTCACGTCTGGTATCATTCTTCCAATCAACCAACTCTGTGAGTGCTTTGGTGTGATTAAAGTAAGGCGAATAGTCAAATGACTTATCTTCTAAGCGGATACATTTTCCTGCCTTGATGTCTTTGGCTAAATTTGCCCTCACATTGCTATTTGTTGTTCCGACAACCTCAGCTACTTCATCATATGAGGCAGTAGGGTGGTCTCTATAATATTCCCTAATTCGTTCCGCTTGAGTCATTTAGTCATACTCCCTTCCTTCAAATTCATTAACCAAATCTACACTTCCACACTTAGGACATTCAATGATTGGGTAACTATCGACATACTCGAATGTGTTCCCACAATCACGACATCCACATTTCCAAATATATAGGCTCATACAATCACCCCTTTGGATATGGTAGAGCTAATAACTCTTCACGTAGACCTTCTGGTTTTTCTGTATCGTAAGTAAATTTACGGTCACAATTACGAATGTTCATGCGTGCGATAGTATAGAAATCTTCCTTTTCTTCTTCTACCACTTCGACTTCTTTTTCTTCTTTAGCAGTGAGTACCATCATTGTAAATAAGGTGATGAATATCACTGCGACTCCTAATAGTTGTTCTGCGATGCTTGGTTCTGTCATGTTAAACTCCTAATAATTTTTCTAAGTCAGCGATGCGCTGATACAAGATTTTGTTTTTTTGTCGTTCTTCAATCAATTCACGATTCAAATCCAATGCGACTAATCGCCAGTCTTGATTGATTTCGATTTTGGTTGTTTTGAAAAACCATTTTGTGATTTTATCTAATAGCTTCATGTTAAAACTCCGAATTGTTTCTCTTTCTTTAAGTTTTCCAACATTTCTGATAGTGTTTCTTTTTTGGTTCGATAACGATTTCTGCTTTTCCATTTAACAAACAATCGAAATCCTTCATAATTGATAAACACTAGCTTGTGTGTTGGATTGTCAATAAATTGTTTAAAATCTGGATGATCTCGCATTTCTTTCGCCCATGTTTTGAGAGTTCCAACTGTGAGACCTTCCCACATCTGGCAAAGATGTTCATAATCACCATGAGTGGCTTTTTCATTTATTCCTACTGGTTTGTAGGTAATTTCCATAGCTTTTCCTCTTTTTCTGTGATATAATTAAATTGAAAATTTTAGTAAGCGCCTGACTTTGTTAGGTGCTTTTTTTATTCAGTTATATACTGTTACTGTATAGACTATCTTGCTTGTTCTGTCACTAGAATGTACTGTTGATTTCTCGACTGTTATATCCGATGTATCATTGGTCATTTTGAAGAACAAATACAACAAACATTCTCGTAAAATTTTTAACCTTAAAGGAACGGATAGAAATTTTTTGATTTCAAGTTCAATCTGACTAAGATTGTTTGATGATGCTATTTCGTTCATTGTTTTTTCCTTTCTAAATTTGGTATAATAAAGATAATAAAAACGATTGGAGAGACATTATGGAATTATCTACTGTTGAGTTTTATTTTAGTGCGATTGGAAAAAGTCTAACCATTCAAATTCCAAAAACTTGCCCTTTGTGTGGTATTGGGAATAACCCTACTAACAGCGATGCAGGTAAATTGCAGATCCCAGAAGGTTACATTTTTACTGTGCACCATCGTTGCCCGTCTTGTAAGAAGTACCACATGACAAATCAAGAGTATTTACATCAAAATGATGAAACTACTATGGTTCTTGTTTATCCCAATAAAGTTGTTATCGATATAGACCGTCTTTTCATAGAACATGCTCCTAGATTTGTAGAGTTCTACAGTGAAGCGGTTGAGGCTGAAAAGATGGGATTGGAAAATATCGCAGGTACAGGATACCGGTCTGCTATCGAATGCTTGATAAAAGATTATGCCTTGGCGTTTGAATTAGATACAAAAGAATATCTATCTGACCCAAGTTTAACTTTTAACAATGCTATTGACAGATATGTAAAAGATGACGAACTCTTAAAAGGAGCTCTTCATTTTATCCGAACAGTCGGAAATGGCTATACTCATTGGAATAAAAGCACAAGCATTTCATTACCTAATTTAAAAAACTATGTAGATATTATCATCCAGATTTTCAAATCTAAATTTATGATGAAGTTTCTTCCAAAGGTTTAATTCCTAAACGCATTTCGATTTCTGAGATGCGTTTTTCTTGTTCTGCGACCTTCTCAAATAATTCTTCAACGGAATAAGCAATAATTTTTTCCATCAATCAATTTTTCCTCCTACTATGTAATACCGTTTTGGTTTCATGTTTACTCCTTTCCTACTCAATTCCATAATCTTCAATCACCTGAAGAATGAAACTATTCGCTCGTGGGCCTTTAGTCGTCCCACTTAGAATATTTGTTACTTCCTGTCGTTTAAAGCCATAAGCAACCGCTAGAGTTGTTTTTTTAATGCCTTTTTCTTTCAAGAAAGCATTAACTCTTTCACGACCGTTTGCGATATCTGGCATATGTGTTCCTCCTTTTTTACAAATTATGTAAATAAGGAACAACTAAAATTTTAACTATTTTTCTGCATTACGCTTGACAACTAACACCAAATCGGCTAAAATGAAAGCATAATAAAAACACTAATAAATCTATAAATACCGTTCGCCAAAACATTTTTATAATTTATTTTCTAGTTGTTTTTTTAGTTGTAACTTACTTACAAAAAACATTTTACACCTTTTGGGATAATTAGTCAACCTTTTTACACCAAATTTGTTAAATATTTTTTGTGATGTCTTAGAAAGGTTGATTTAACAATGTTTGAGACATTTGAGAAAATAAAAGAATTGGCAAAAAAGCGTGGAAAATCTCTTGGACAAGTCGAAGAAGACTTATGTTATGGCAGAAATACACTGTATAAGATAAAAAACTCTACGCCAAATGCTGAACGTATAGCAGAAATTGCTAACTACTTCAATGTGTCCACGGACTACTTGCTTGGACGGACAGATAACCCTGCTATCGCTGGAGACAGCAAAGAGTACAAATGGCAAGGTAAGACTCTGAATGTAGAAGAAATGGCGTCCAACGTCATGATGTTCGGTGGTCGTGAATTAACAGATGAAAAGAAGAAAATCATCCAGTCTATCATTGAAGGTTATCTTAAAGAAGCTGGTGATTAGAGGTATTTCTTAGTGACTGAAAAAGAAATTATAAGTCATTTTCAGATTCGTATTATCGATTTTGATGGAGATTTGATGCCTGACGAACTTGGATTTTACGAAAAAGAAACTAGTACAGCTTTCCTGTCGAGTAAACTCAGCAAGAAAGAGAGAGTTAAGGTCCTACTGCATGAACTCGGACACAAAGACCACACACGCTCAGAGTACCAGAACGCTCGCCTACGCTGTGAAAACGAAGCTGATAGGAATATGATCCATCATCTCGTAAAAGACGCGCTAGAAAGCTTAGATGACCCCACAGAGTTTGATTATCTCAAATTCATGTCGTATTACAATCTAAAAACCATGACAAATGAAATCATGGTCAAGGAAGAGTATTTAGCATTAGTAAATTAAAAAAGGAGAATTGAGATGGATATAGAAAATACGAAATTAAAGTATACTTGTCCACATTGCAACGAAACGTTCTTATTAACCTATCATACTGATCGCTGTCTAAAATGTGGAACACGATATAATCCGGATGAAATAAAATCGATTTTTCATTCATTTGAAAGTCATGTAGAAAATAGTGGATTTACCCAAACCGGAGACACTTTGCAAGGTTGCGGACAAGCACTACAAGGATGCGGGGGTGTCATTGGAGGAATAGGGTGTCTGATTATGTCACTATTTGTATTGATACCGCTTCTACACTTTATCTTTTCGTTGTTGAAGTAACTAAAAAATCCCCACACTCGCCTGCAAGCTAGAATGTGAGGATATCCATGTATAGTAAAAGGCATTAAAAAGCCCTCTTTACTATACCCATTTTACCAAGAAATGAGGGAAAAAGCAATGTGGATGGAAGAGCTTCCGAATGGAAAGTATAAATTTTTTGAGAGATACAAAGACCCGTACACTGAGAAATGGAAAAGGGTTTCTGTAACGCTTAGTTCTGGTACATCAAGAGCGAAAAAGGAAGCTCAGAAATTACTAGACGATAAAATAGAAAACGTACTCCAAAAACTGACTACTACTTCTGCACTCTTTCACACTGTCTTTTCGGAGTGGTGGGAATTTCATCAGAAACAGATAAAACTAAGCACATATAAGACTATGTTAGCGACCTATAATAGAATATTAGACAAAGTTGAAAAAGGCACTAAGATAGAGAATATGGATGTAAGATTGATTCAAAGGTTGCTTGATACTGAAGAATGGACGTATACTCAAAAATATCGTGTAAAATCTATTCTGAATGTCTTCTTTGATTATGCTATTGACCAGGGATTCCTTGAAAACAACCCAGCAAGAAAAGCAAAGTTGCCTAGAAAGAAACAAAGTTTACAACAGATTAAAAATGCCAAAGACAAATATCTTGAGCCAAAAGAATATAAAGCAATCCTGAAAGAACTCTATCGAAAAGATATCACACTAAGATATGCCTTAGCTTGTGAGTTCATGATTCTAAACGGATGCCGTGTCGGAGAGTTAGCTGGTCTTACACTAGACAAATATCACAAAGAAACGAAAACACTTGATATCCATACAACCTTCAATCGATATATCCCAGATGATGACGGGACTAAGACCTTTGCAAGTTTTCGGACTACACACTTAACAAAAAGAGAAATTGAAATTCTTGATCAGATGATTGAACTGAACCAGCTCAGTGAAAAAACAGATCCAGATTGGTACAAGAGTAACCGTATTTTTGTCACAAACACTGGTAAACCTATCCATAGTTCTATCCTAAGCAAATCACTTCAAAGAGCAAATGAGCGCCTTAAAAAGCCTATTCCTAAACATATATCTCCGCACATATTCAGACATACTACAATTAGTATTTTAGCTGAAAATAAAATTCCACTCAAAACAATAATGGATAGGGTGGGTCATTCTGATTCTGAGATTACTACTTCCATCTATACTCACGTCACAAAGAATATGAAAGATGAAGCAATCAATGTCCTTGATAAAGTAATGAAGAATATTTTATAAAAGTTTGCCCCTTTTATGCCCCCTAAACAAAGAAAAAGCCCCTCGGAAAATTTCCGAAGGGCTTAAAACGTTGTTAAATCAACGATTATTTTTTAAGGTTGTAGAATGATTTCAATCCACGGTATTCAGCTACTTCACCAAGTTGATCTTCGATACGAAGCAATTGGTTGTATTTA